CAACAATTATTATAGCGGGAAGAAGGTAAGGACCTTATTTGAACCCGTTGGCTATTATGTAAACCCACAGTATCCAATGTTTTTCTATTCCCCAGACCGTATTGAAGTAAAGAAGAAACCGAGGGTCGTTAACGGGAATATCTCATTCAACACAGATGATAAGGTCATTGAGATCAAAACAATCAATGGCTGGTCTAGTAAGCAGTGGGATGGGGGGTTGCCTCCGTCCTACTACTTGCAGACTCAATTTTACATGCACGGTTTGGGTCTCAGATCAGCTACGATCGTAGCCCTAGAAGACGGACGCAATTGGCGTGTACACAATATAGAATATGACGAGGACATGTGTAACAAGATGGTAGTAGTAGCACAAGAGTTCTGGGAGCGTGTTGAATTAGCACGAGAGGATATAGAAAATGCCGATTTGTATGAACCACCCATAGAGGGAACACCGGCATACGAAAACTTCTTAGTAGAGAAGTATAAGAATCCAGAGGAGAATAAGAAAGCAAGTAATGAGGAGATCGATGCCTTTATTTGTTCTTACATGACTCTAGATACACAGATCAAGGAATTAGAAGATAAGAAAACATTTTGCGGTAATCACATTAAGAGATACATGGAAAATGATTCTATATTGGACAGTGAGTACGCAAAAGTAACCTGGCGAAAAAATGCAAGAGGAAACAGAATATTCCGTATACTGGAGAAGTGAGGGTGAAGAGGTCGAGGGATATACATTGGTACATGGAGATGTGGAAGTCACGCCCACACATATGTCAGGAGTGCGGAATACATCTACCACACTTCAGTCCAACGTTCGTCTCGCATATAGTATCAAAGGGGTCAATGCCGATGTTGAGGCATCATCCCGAAAACTTTATGATCTACTGCTTGCGGTGTCACTCAAAGTGGGAGTTTGGGATGCGTTCGGAGATGAAGACATACCAGGAAGCGATGGAGATTAAAGAGAGGATCATCAGAGATTATTATGAAAACAAATAGACAAAAGATAGCAGGTAAGCAGTATTTGCGGTACGTTAAAACGTTCAGCTGGGCAATCCGTAGAAAAAAGGATGAGGTACTGGCAGCAGTGGGTCTCAGAACAATGCCCTTCTACCCATGTGATCAACCCACCCTAGAGGATGCCATAGCCGATATGGAACATGACTTTAACCTAAGAGAGACCAGTATGAGCAAGACAGATCTGTATGCCATAATGGAAGCAATGCAATATATACAAACAGATGACACCAAAGATAGAAGCACAGAGACTGGAGGAGACAGTCAAGACAACGATTGGGTTTCAGATCAACCACTACCAGGCGGATCAGATAAAGAGATTAATAGTCCAAGAAATAATAAGGGAGCTAAGAGAGGTAGAAAAAGGAAGGATACTGGATCTTAGTTCCATAGTCCAATATTGGGAAGACGTAAAGAAAGAGATATGAAGTTGTACGAAAGATATATAACCCGACCCCCTGGGATGTGGGTCTCAGATGATGTTCGAGAATTATTGGGTAATCCTGCCTTATCCGAAAAGGAATGCAAGGATATACTCCGTAAGGTTCTCCAGAGTAAGAAAACATTTCACTGCATCGAGAAACAGATTCTGGACCATAAATGACCGATATATAGCCCAGCTTTGACCGATAAAGTATCATTAAATGCACAAAGGCGGGTCAGATGAGCGTTTAAAGCAACATTATAGCCCAAGGCTGACCGATATGCAAATAAGTATAATTAAACCTATAAGTTTAAAATAAGCGTTAAAACATATACCCGAACGGGAATAAACGGGCGCAAATGGTTAAAAACAGGCGCAGATTAACCCGAACGGGAATAAAATAAACCAAAGAGAAATGAAAGACAATAAACAAAGTAGCGTTGAATTTTTATTAGAAAATTTGCATCTACAACATTCAACCAAGTGGGATGAATTAGTTGAACAAGCCAAAAAAATGGAAGAGGAGCAGATTACGGATGCACACATAGAAGGACAAAGAGTATTTGATGAATATCCGCATACTCAATGGACTAATGACCAAGCAGAACTATACTACAATAAAACCTTTAACAACAAAGAGAAATGAAAACACCAGTAAAAGAATTATTTGATAAACTATGGGACACGCCAAAAGATAAATTTACTTGGTATGCTATACTTAGGCAAATACTTGAAAAAGAGAAAGAGGTTATTACGGAAGCCTTTCTGGATGGAAAGTTGGATGGTTGGCAGAACCAATGGGCTCATCCAAATGACTACTACAACGAAACCTTTAACACCAAAGAGAAATGAAAACACTAGTAATTTTAGCGGTATTCGCCATGGACATTGGAGGATACCAGTATGCCTTTGTAGAGGAAGGCACGAGCAACACCGGTAGGTTGAGGCTACCAGAACAGATGTCGATAGGGGACACATTATACATTGATTCAACCAATCATATATGCGGATATGTGCCAAAAAAATGACAATACTGTGAATAAAAACAAGGACAAATCAAGTATATTTGTACCTTATAAGTGGGTCACTTTCTCAGCTCTGACAACACCTATATGGTTCAGTTCATCTTACATAAAACACATTACAATTGAATACAGAACAAAAGATAAAGCAAGCGTGCCAGGAGATACAGGCGATGCTGCTAGAAAAAAACAGGAAGTATGGCGACTCGGCTTTGAAACCTTCGAGGATTTTTTCGAAGGCTGATGCCAAAGAGCAAATCAAAGTTCGCATAGACGATAAACTCAATCGCATTATGAATCAACAAGCCGATGACATTGAGGACTCGGTTATTGATCTGATAGGCTATCTAATCCTATTGAAAATCTCAGAATAATCATTAATACACAATATGAAAACATCAGAAAAAATCACAAACCTGACCAAGGCTTTGCATCAGTTTCAAAGCGAGGTCACCAAAATCAAGAAGGACTCAAAGAACCCTCACTTCAAGAGCAACTATGCGAGTCTTGCAAACATTCTTGATGCAGTAGGCCCAGTCCTAATCAACTGCGGTCTAGTTATCACAAGCCATCCAGATGAGGGTGCATTGGTAACAACAATCGTACATGCCGATAGTGGTGAGTACATGCAGAGCAACTATACATTGGCTGCTCGTGACTTGTCAAACCCACAGCAGATCGGAAGTGCTATCTCTTACGCTAGACGCTACAGCATCCAAAGCATCTTGAATCTGAACACAGATGACGATGATGGCAATGCTGCTGCTCAAGTTGAGGTGAAGAAGGAAACGTTGACATTGAAGAGCAAAAAATGGAAAGAGGTTGAGGCTAAGGTAATCGGATTGCTCGAAGAAGGAATGCCAGCAGACAAAATCATCAAGAGTGCATCATCGAAGTACGAGTTAGGAAACGATGTAATCCAATTCATCAATGACAACGCAAGTACTGCAAAAGCTTAAGAACGATGATCACTACTACGGTGAATTTGGTAAGAGATATCTTAGCAATTCTGATATTGGTACTTTACTTAGCAATCCTCAAGCCTATAAAGCACCTTCTCAAACGACTCCAGAGATGGTTAAGGGAAGTTATCTTCATACCCTTCTACTTGACCCTGATAGAGTTGGCGAATACAGAATCATTGATGCGTCTAGTCGCAACACTAACAAGTATAAAGAAGAGTCTGAAGGAAAGGTTTTTCTACTACGAGAAGAAGCAGAAGAAGTTGTCCAAATGGTTAAGAAACTTAACGACAACTTCGAGCTCTACGACTTGATGCACATTGACACCGTTGCCTACGAGGAGCCAGCCATTGGAGAAATCTTTGGCGCTCCTTGGAAGGGCAAGGCTGACATTCTCAAGAAGGACATGATCATCGATATCAAGACAACATCTCGTATCGATGACTTCAAGTTCTCGGCACGCAAATACAATTATGACTCACAAGCATATGTTTATGAAAAATTGTTTGGAGTTCCAGTTACATTTGTAGCCATTGAGAAAGGCACGCACAGGACAGCGGTCTTTGATTGTTCTCACCAGTTTCTGCTTGGTGGCGAGAAGAAAGTAATCCAGGCAGTAAACATATGGGCAAGGTTCTTCGGCCCAGAAGCAAATGAAGACATCAACAACTTTGTAAACCATTTAATCTTATAACACTTATGGCACATTTAATTTCACTATCTATCGATGCAACTAAAATCACAAAGTCACGCATCAAAAACGGCAAGTATGTAAACTTGACAATCAACATCGCTGATGAAACAGATCAGTACGGCAACTCAATTTCTTGCTGGGAATCACAGAGCAAGGAGGAGCGTGAGTCAAAGGCAAAGCGCAATTACCTCGGCAACGGGCGAGTGCTTTTCACCGATGGCACCGTTCACAAGACGGAGGCTGCTGGCTCTGAAAAGCAACAAAACGATGACACTACTAATGAAATGCCATTCTAACTGGTTGTATTTCATAGTTTTCCTTGGGGGCTTCGGCCCCCTTTTTTTACCTATGTTAAATGTTAATATGACGACTCCCCTATATATATATACATCATGTGAGAGTAGAAATATTTTTTCCATGTGTGCGAGGGGTCAAAAATCAACATTTTCAACATAACGATTGATAATCAATAAGTTAGTCAACATAAAACCAACATAGAGTCAACATAATCAACATAGATATGTCTCAAGTAACTATATTTCAATCAATTAAGGACACAGCGACACCATTCTACCGTGACGTTGATGTCATCCTTGAACGGATCAAGCAAGGAAAGAGCCGAGAGGTTATCAATGCCATAAGAAAAGAGAACAACAAAGACGAGCGCAACAAGCTCAAGCAGAAGTTGCCAGCCATTTGTTTCTCTGGCACATTCAACAAACGCAACGATAACTCTCTCATTGATCACAGCGGTCTTATCTGCCTTGACTTCGATGGCTATTCAAACAAGAAGGAACTGATGGATGAGCGTAACCGCATCATTTCTGACAAGTATGTTTACTCATGCTTTATATCTCCCTCTGGCGATGGCCTTAAAGTGATTGTACGGATCCCAAAGGATTCAATGAATCACAAGCATTACTTCCTTGCCTTAAAGGAGCACTTCTCTAGCGACCACTTTGACACCACGTCCAAGAACTTGTCTCGTGTCTGCTACGAGTCGTTTGACCCACTCATTCACATCAACAACGATTCTGTCATATGGACAAGCATGACACAAGAAACGAAGGAGTACAGTACAGACGATGTATTGCTTCCCAAGATTCGATTGACAAAGACAGATGAGATAATCAGAAGGCTGAAGATTTGGTGGGATCGTGAGTATGGCATTGTAGAGGGAGAACGCAACAACAATGTATATGTCCTTGCTGCTAGCCTAAACAAGTTCGGCATATCCAAGGAGCGTGCTACTGAGGAGTGCCTTTACTTCCAACACGATGGCTTTGACCACAAGGAGATTATGACCATCGTCAATAGCGCATACAGCAAGTCTGACGAGTTCAACACCAGGTTCTTTGAGGATGTTGAGAAGTACGATGAGATTCGTGTTCGCTTTCAGAATGGAACGCCAAAAAAGGATTTGCGTCTCGACCTAAGAGAGTCCGGTGTCGATGACGAAACTATCGACTCGGTATTGTCAGAAGTCGAGAAGGACTTAGCGCTGCCAAAGTTCTGGGCAGTATCCGATAGGGGAGTTGTTACTCTTCTGCATTATGAGTTCAAGGAGTTCCTAGAAGACCACGGCTACTACAAGTATTCGCCAGAAGGAACGAAGTCTTACATATTCGTCAAGGTTACCAACAATCTGATTGATGACACATCAGAGGAAGAGATTAAGGACTTTGTGCTGAAGTATGTCAGAGAACATGCTGATGTAACGATATACAATTTCTTCGCTGAGAAGACCAAGTACTTCAAGGAAGAATTCTTGAACTTACTCAATCCGGTGGATGTTTACTTTGTAAGCGACACCAAAGGATCGTCATACTTGTACTACCGCAACTGCGCTGTTCGTGTCAACAAAGATTCTATCGATACGGTTGACTACATTGACTTGGGCGGGTATGTGTGGAAGAAGCAAGTTATCCAACGAGACTTCAGCGTACTCAATGACATTGACTGCGACTACAAGCAATTCATCTTTAACATATCCGGTAGCGATGAGCTGCGTGTGAAGACAACGGAGAGTACTATTGGTTACTGCCTTCACGGATTCAAGAACCTTGGCTACTGCCCAGCGGTAATCATCAACGATGAGGTCATCACCGAGAACCCAGAAGGTGGAACAGGCAAGGGCATCTTTGTCAACGCCATTGGCAAAATGAAGAACCTGGTTACGCTCGATGGTAAGTCGTTCAGTTTTGAGAAATCATTCCCATACCAATTGGTATCCACTGATACTCAGATACTTACATTCGATGACGTACGCAAGAACTTTGACTTTGAGCGTTTGTTCTCCATTGTTACTGAGGGAATTACGGTTGAGAAGAAGAACAAGGATGCCATCAAGATTGACTTTGATCGTTCGCCAAAGATTATTATCACCACTAACTATGCCATCAAAGGCAAAGGCAATTCATTCGAGAGACGCAAGTGGGAGATAGAGTTCGCTGGGTACTACTCAAAGAACTTCACTCCAGAGGATGAGTTCAATCGTCTATTGTTCTCAGATTGGGACGAGCTTGAGTGGCTACGCTTTGACAACTACATGATCAGTTGCCTTCAGTTGTACCTTAACCAGGGATTCATCAAGAGCAAGTCCAAGAACATCTTGACACGTAAGTTCATCGCTGAGACCGACATGGCTTTCTATGAATGGGTGACCGATGTGAACAACAACGACATCTTCAGGATTGAGGAACGCATCTATGGCAATGACCTATGGAACGCATTTACAGCCGATTTCACGGACTTTGCAAGAGGAGGTAAGAGAAGTATCTCTCAGACACGTTTCTACCAATGGATGAACTCCTATGCGCTTTATAGGACCGGTAACGATCCTGAGTGGGGCCGTGATATGAGAGGCAAGTATTTAATTATAAAACAAAAATGATACAACTAAGAGACTACCAACAAAGAATCTGCGATGACGCTTGCGACATCATAGAGAAGAATGGCTTCGTGTACCTTGCCATGCAAGTTCGTACTGGTAAGACATTGACAGCTTTGGCGATTGCAAGAAAGATGGAATCGCAATCGGTATTATTTGTCACTAAGAAGAAGGCAATGACATCTATTCAGGATGACTTCTGCAACCTTGAGTGTTCATTTGCTATGACCATCATCAATTACGAGAGCGTACATAAGTTCGCTGTTCATCAGTATGACATGGTTATCCTGGATGAGGCCCACGGTATGGGTGCTTTCCCTAAGCCTAGCAACCGCACTACAGCAATCAGAAACATCATCTACAAGAATGGCAACCCAAACGTAGTGTTCTTATCGGGCACACCATCACCTGAGTCGTACGCTCAATTATACCATCAGTTCTGGGTGCTTGCTAATCGCAGTCCATTTGCGGGATACACTAACTTCTACAAGTGGGCACACGATTACGTGCATGTAACTCAGCGCAAGATAGGATCAATGATGGTCAACGATTACAGCAATGCCTTGAAGGAAAAGGTAGAGCAGCATACAAAGCCATACATGATATCCTTCACACAAGGCGAGGCTGGTTTCAAGTCTCACATTGACGAGGAGATTCTCAAGGTCGAGGCTCCAGAGAACATCAAGCAGATAGCCAAGACTCTCAAGCGTGACTTGGTTGTACAAGGCAAGGAGGAGGTAATCTTGGCAGACACCGGAGCAAAGTTGATGCAGAAGTTGCATCAGATATACTCTGGCACTGTCAAGTTTGAGTCTGGTAACTCGATGGTCCTTAGCACCTACAAGGCTGACTACATCAAGGAGCGATTCAAGAAGAACAAGATTGGCATCTTCTATAAGTTCGTAGAGGAGTTGAATGCATTAAAGCAAGCCTTTGGTGATGACCTTACTACTGAGTTAGAGGTATTTGACAAAACCGATTGTAAAGTTATAGCCTTACAAATTGTCAGTGGTCGTGAAGGTATAAGCTTACGAAATGCGGAATACTTGCTGTTCTATAACATCGACTTCAGTGCTACAAGTTATTGGCAAGCAAGGGACCGTATGACTACCAAGGACCGTGGCTACAACAAAGTGTATTGGATATTCTCTGACTGCGGTATCGAGCACGATATCTACAAAGTAGTAAATCAGAAGAAGAACTACACCAAGTCTCACTTTGAAAAGACATTGCTATGAACCACGGATCATTATTTAGCGGAATAGGCGGCTTTGACTTGGCCGCAGAGTGGATGGGCTGGGAGAATAAATTCCATTGTGACATCAATCCATTCAGCAGACAACTATGTAAATTTTATTGGCCAAATGCCGAATCTTATGAAAACATCAAAACAACAGACTTTACAATTTGGAGAGGAGAAATCGATGTCCTCTCCGGGGGATTTCCTTGTCAGCCGTTTAGCCACGCTGGAAAAAGATTGGGAAAAGAAGATGATCGCCATCTTTGGCCCGAAATGCTCAGAGCCATCAGAGAAATCAGACCACGCTATGTCGTTGGGGAGAACGTTCGTGGAATCGTTAGTTGGTCGAACGGACTGGTTTTCGAAGAGGTGTTCACTGACTTGGAAGGTGAAGGATACGAAGTCCAAGCGTTCGTACTTCCAGCTGTCGGTGTCAATGCCCCGCACAAGCGAGACAGAGTTTACTTTGTTGCTAAAGACACCGGCCGCAATGGATGCATACAGCGAAAACCTCAGCAAGAAGGAGCAGAAGTTCGGCAACAGCGGGACGCTAGCACAAGAAGTACAGACGGGCTTCATTTACAAAAGGGGAGTTTTGCCAAAAGAGCAAGAGGACACAAGAACTACTGGGAAAAATTCCCAACTCAATCCCCGATTTGTAGCGGAGATGATGGGCTTCCCACCGGACTGGACGACACTGCCTTTTCAAAATGGAGGAAGCAATCAATAATGGGATATGGCAATGCAATTGTCCCTCAAATAGCGTATCGTTTGTTTGATACTATTCAAGCCGATTCACTATCTTTGTAGGCTCAAAATGAGCGAACAAAAGGCACAAACCAAGAGAATCAAGGAGTTAGAAAAAGAAGGGTACTACGTTATCAAGTTGATCAAAACCAACAAGAACGGAATCCCAGATTTGATAGCCTTGCACGAGGACAAGGGTGTGCTATTTGTAGAGGTCAAAGCAGCCAATGGTGTACTGTCGCCATTACAGAAGTACAGAATAAACGAACTAAAGGAAAACAATTTTAAAGTAGAAATCTATTATGGAGAAAAGTAAAGAGTTGTTATCGAAGGTTACTACATGGATGAAGTACTCCAAGTATTTGCCTGAACACAACAGACGAGAAACGTGGCAAGAGATTGTCACCCGAAACAAAGAGATGCACATCAACAAGTACCCTCAGTTGCGACCAACGATTGAGCGTGCGTATGAGTTTGTGTATGACAAGAAGATTTTGCCATCGATGCGATCGCTTCAGTTTGGAGGCAAGGCCATCGAGGTAAATCCTGTTCGTCTGTTCAACTGCTCTTATTTGCCCATTGACGACTATCGTGCGTTTAATGAGGCTATGTTTTTGTTGCTTTGCGGAACTGGTGTTGGATACTCGGTACGCAATCACCACATCTCTAAACTGCCAGAGATTAAAAAGGCAGACAAGGAACGCAAATATCTGATAGGGGATTCTATCGAGGGATGGGCTGACGCTGTAAAGGTTTTGATGAAGGCATACTTGGGTCTTAGCACTTGGATGCCAAAGTTTGATTATCGTTCTATTCGTGAGAAGGGTTCTCCTATTAAGACAAGCGGTGGTTCTGCTCCAGGGCCTGAGCCATTGAAGATGTGCTTGGTCAAGGTTCAAGCAATCCTTGACAGAAAGAATGACGGAGAGAGACTGACATCACTAGATTGCCACGACATCATGTGCCACATTGCCGATGCCGTGTTGTCTGGAGGTATCCGCAGATCCGCTATGATTTCTTTGTTTGACTTGGACGATCAAGACATGCTTACTTGCAAGTTCGGCAATTGGTGGGAGACAAATCCACAGCGTGGCCGTGCGAACAACAGCGCAGCTTTGCATCGTGACATTGTCACAAAGGATGAGTTCTTGAACTTGTGGAAGAAGGTAGAGGCATCCAATAGCGGAGAGCCCGGCATCTTCTTCACTAA